GTCGTTGTTGACCTCTCTTGTTAACTCGAACAACATAAATTGTTGCACCTTCTGTATTAGAACGTTCAACATTTAAAATTGCACCAAGTTCTGCATGAAGGGTTGCACTCCCATATTCCTTTTTTCTAAATCTAGCACCAAAACTATTAAATCCGCCCTTGTTGCACGAAGCATTAACCACTGTTGAACCCTTTACCAACACCGCTCCATGTCTAAAACTAGGGAACGTGCTTTGATTTGCCAATCTCTCAGCCAAATCAATACATTTTTGCGTTCCCTTAGATGGTGTATATGTATATGCTTCATTCATATTATATCAAAGTAGCTGAAGAGGGACTCGAACCCTCACACCCGTACAGATAAGGGATTTTAAGTCCCTTGCGTCTACCAATTCCGCCATTCAGCCAAAACACTTAGGTAGAATAACATATTGTTGTTCGTGTGTCAAGAGAAATTATGCACGCATTATACCATAACTGTCGGTCATTTTGTTCCAGTCTTCATAAAGTGCTTTAAGGGTTGTATTAATATCGACCTCCATTATTTTAAATTCTGCTCCTGGAAGAGAGCCATGTTTAAAATAACTAAGCCCTCCATCTACAAAAATACAACCACAGGAACACTCCCTGAAATCGTGCTGTGCACGAGAATATACTACATCATCGCAACCTAGGCAATGAACTGCCTTAAGCTTCATTTTCTTTCTTCTCCTCTGTAATAATTTGAACTGATTCGTTCATAAGATAATGTTACTATATCGAGCTATATTTGTCAAACTCAAAATATAATTTTTTCTACTTCTTCCTTGATCATTTCTTCAAGATCTTCTTTTGTAAGTTCTTGATCAAGAGATTCATTGGCATTCATATGTAGCGCTGCAAGGTATTTTTTGACAGAACCTTTTGTGCAGCCTACTTTTTTTCCTGTATCTTTTTTGTAAACACACTTGCCTTTAACTTTGTAGGGCATTAATCCTCATCTCTTTTGGCTGTGTGTCCTTCGTCGGAATGCTCTTTCAAAACAACTGGAGTAATCTCCTCTGGAAGAAGGCCCTTAACGATTGTATCTCCAAACTTCATGTCGTATTCACCAATTCGCCCATTCTTATCTAAGGAATGCCATAGAACTTTTCCAACCGATTCATTTAATTGATATTTTTTAACCATGGCCGAACTCAGCCTTCCTTCTTTCATTCACTTGTGTTGAAGGCCATCAAGCTCATCTTCAAGCTTGGCCTTTTTCTTTTTTTCTTTATCGGTTAATGTTTCTTGATAGAGAACATAGGCATCGACTTCTTCTTGAATAATTTGTCTAAGTCTTTCAACTGTGGTTTTCATAAATTAGCTCCTATTTACATTCATTATAAATAGTTATTAAATTTCAATCTGCCTCTTCTTCTTCGTAGAAATCTTTGGCATCTCCAGTGCGATCATCAAATTTTCTAATAATCTCCTCGTCCATAATTTCTAATACACGAGTCTTAAACTTTTCATTCTGAAGTTTGTCAAGCCACCCAGATCCTTGAAACTTTTCACATGTGCCATCATCGTAGCATATTTCATACCAGGCTCCGGATTGTTTTAAAGAATCTGAACCTTTAATTGCATCAAGCCAACTCTCTCTATCTTGAATGCCAACCTCGTCTCCCCACAAAATCTTAAAATTGCATTGACGACCTTGTGTCCCAAAACGAGACTTCTCTAGTTTAACTTTTACTTCTGAGCCGATTCTATATCCTTTGTCATCAAGAATAAAAGAAGCCTTTGCTTTGCGTCCTGTAAGCCAAATGCGAAGCGAATAAGCATAGTGCATCGCTTTTCCACCAGGCGTAACATATGGAGTGGTCATCATTTCAATTCTCGCACTTGGACCTTGCGGGATATTCGTTTTAAGCTGATTTAAAACAAGAAATGTTGACTGTGAGTTTGCCAAAGGGATTGTCAACTTTGACATAGCCTTGGCTAATATGCGCGGTTTCACCGCCATGCTAGATTGAGGATTAAAATCCCCTTCAATGTCTGAAACCGATGGGGTTAATGCCAGCGAATCCCAAATAAAGAGCATCTTATTTTCGTTTGAACCAAGTAGTTCTTCCATTGTTTCTAAAACAAATTCTACAGAAGTCGCTTGTATATAAAGGAGATCATCAAGATCGCAACCAGCTCTTTCAAGAAAACTAGGATCAATTGCCGATTCCGAATCAAAATAAATCACATCTATGCCCATTTTTTGAGCATTAGCGGCAATTTGCGCAGCCATAAAAGATTTACCGGTTGCTTGTAAACCAGCGATTTCAACAGATTTACCAATTGGGATTCCTGTTAATTTCCCTCGACAGATAATTGAATCAAGCCAGCGAGATCCAGTAGGTATCCATCCCTTTACAAGTGTCGGATTGTCCTCATTTAAGTTGTGTGCAACGTTCATGCCGGCTTTCTTGTTGATAAGCTTGCGCATGTCGGCAATAGAAATCTTGCCAATCTTTTTCTTAGTTTTCGCCATTTACATTCCTTTCAAAGACAGGGTGTTCAAACAATAACTTCTTGATGATTTTATTTCGACTGATAGGGAAACCAATCGATTTCTCTAAATGTTTTCGAGCTACGGCAAGACGCTTCACTTCTTCAGCCTCCAAACAAATCGAGAACTGTGACTTATTTTCTGAATCTGCACTCATATGTAAAACTCCTTTTAGATTAAAAAAACGAAGGGGAGAGAATTCTCCCCTTCGCTAACAAAACCAATCAGCCTAGCAAATCAGCAAAGGCCTTATCAACAGAACTTCCGGTATCTTGGGATCCACCTTCGTTTTTGTTGTACTTTGTGGTTTCGGATGAAACTTCTTCAGGATTTACATCTCCTAGAAGAAATTCATCTAGCATCGCTTGAACTTCTGCAAAAGTCTTGCGACTCCCAACAAAAAGCTCATCGAAATCTGGAATGTTTTCCAAGAGTTCACGACACTTCTCAGGACCATCTGGACAAAGCGGGGAACTTCGTCGCCGGGGAGTGATTTTCGTTACAGGAAATGAAGCTCCAGCAGGTTTGCCGTAGCCAATAACCAAATCAGTACCAGCATCGGGATCGGTGATATCGCCATATTCTGGGTTTAGCACCAAATTAACAAGCGTTTCATACACTTGTTTTCCAAAACCCCAAGCACGTACGCCTTGATCTTCTTCGCCGCGTACAACGACTGGGGCGAAAAAGCGCTGACGAGCAGACAACTTCTTAGCCATCTTTTTACTGTCCTCTGTGCCTTCTTGCCACAGTTGACGCACAAAAGAATCTAGCGGACAATCTTCGCCAAAGTTCCTCTTTGGACTAAGAAAACCCGGATTGTCGCCCACATTATAGTGGAACCAATAATCCTTGAAAGGATCTCCATCTGCGGTTGGAACAATCCGAATGGTTTGTTCGCCATCTTGAGGGCGCCAAAACGAATTGTTACCTCTGCTCTCTAGAGCCCTCTTGCGCTCCAGCATCTTTTTCATATCAATAGCCATAATTATTTTTTCTCCTTGTTAAAGTCAACATGATAACTCTCTCATGTTGCTATTTGTATAATACTCTATTTTTTTATTAATGTCAAGCATTTTTTTCATCTTTTTGAATAAGAGTGCTATTTGACATACAATACACATATGGTGTTTCATAATTTGTAGAGTATATCGCATAACTAGTCCTCATTTTATCATGTTCCACATTATTTTTAACTTGTTTTTTTACTTTTTTAACAAGCGCTCCATCAGAGTTTAAAACCTCTTCTGGGATAGCATAATAATACCTCTTTTCCCTCGACATGTCAAGGTCAAAAAACATTTTTTCTTCTCCGGATTCGTAATCTACTAAACCAAGAGTTGATATTCGTGCTGTTTCTGTGGGTCCGGATAAAGTGCTCATAACTGCTTCAGACTTGTCGAAAACATTAATCATATGAATTGTAGCACTTATCAACTGATTAATATGGTTGAAGTACTCTCGTACAGGGACATCTCCTACGATATCGGCCATCTTTACATTGTCTATAAGATATAATCTTTTAAAGATCGCAGAACGAGCATATTCTTGAAAAACGTTGTGTATCAAATTTTCTTGAAGTATTTTTTCTTTTGATAAATTATCAGTATCAGGTTTGATGTAGATTACACTTATCTCACAACTATTTTTAATCTGCTCTAAAAGGCGCAATGAAGCACCAGAAATCAAACCGCAACTTGTTATGAACAAAGTTTGACCCTTCACCCCCTTTAACAGTGTTCGTCTTAAGTTTGGAAACTTATCTTCATAAGCTTCTGGACTGTTCTGATGCTCCATTGCATAGACACCTTTAGACTTTTCTAGTCCGGTGTCTATTTTAAAGACTTTATATTGCGAATACTGCTTAAAGCATTCAGCAATGTTACAACCTGCCTGTCCTAAACCAATTATATTCATTTTATACTTAACTTGTTCATGTTTCCGTAATGCTCTCCAACCGAAACGTTGACCACAAAGTTGCCCAAATCGGTATCGGAAAAAGCTTTCTTTAATTTTATCAAAAT